ATCATTGAGGTTTGCGGAACCCGTGCAGAATTTGCAAAGCAGATGGGGCTTTCCGAAAGAACAATATCCATGAAGCTGAATGGGAAGATTGATTGGAAGCAATCGGAAAACCTGAAGGCCGTGGAAATTCTTGGAATTGATGATTCCGAAATTCAGGAATATTTTTTTACACTGAAAGTTCATTGACAATGAACTTTCAAGAAAGGATGAGTGTCAATGTTTGCAGACAATATGAAAAAACAGATGGCTGTCCACGGAATTACACAGTCCGAACTTGCCAAGATGACAGGAATCGGGCGTTCTTCCATCAGCCAGTATCTTTCAGGTAAGAACGAACCCACGGATGAAAGGAAAAGCGTTATTGCTGAAGCCATAGGATGCCGGGTGGTTGATCTGGATGCCACGGAAACAACATCATTTCCAGTTGATACAGATTCCAAGATGAAGCGTCTTAGCGTGGATCAGGCAGCAAGGATGCTTGGAATGAATCATGAAACGGTCAGGAAGGGATTACGTCAAGGCGTTTTCCCGTGGGGCTATGCAATCAAGACTTCAGAAAATCATTGGGTTTATTTCATCAATGCTAAGAAGTTTGCAGAAATTGAAGGAATTGCAGTTTGAGAAAGGCGGTTTGTTTTATGGCTGAAGTAAAAGGTTTCAAAGTGTTCAACCCTGATTGGACTTGTAGAAACAAACAATACACTTGCCCCGGTAAGTTTGAAGAAGATGTTACACCGATGATGTGTAACACCGGAATGCACTTTTGCCGCCGTGCGACTGATTGCTTCAATTATTACAAGTTTAACCCTGAAAACCATGTTGCTGAAGTAATCGCTTACGGTGACATTGCTGAAAATGGTGATAAGACCTGCACGAACAAACTTGAAATAGTGCGTGAAATCCCTTGGACTGAAGTTCTTGAAATCGTGAACATGGGGAAATCGTGTACCGGTCTTTGCAACAGCGGCGATTGGAACAGCGGCAACCGGAACAGCGGCAACCGGAACAGCGGCGATTGCAACAGCGGCAACCGGAACAGCGGCGATTGGAACAAAACTTCTTTTTCCAATGGATGTTTCAACACGGAAGAACCTGAAGTGTATATGTTCAATAAACCTTCAGGAATGACTTACAGACAGTGGTTGAATTCGGATGCCCGATATCTGTTAAAACAAATTCCGCATTGGTGTCTTTCGTGGGTATGGTCTGAAGATATGACCGATGAAGAAAAGAAAGCACACCCGGAACATGAAACAACCGGTGGTTACCTGAAAAAGTTGGATGAATCCGACAATGCGCAAATTTGGTGGAATGGTCTGAATGAACATGACCGTAATGTGATCAAGGCTTTACCCAACTTTGATGCGGTGATCTTTGAAAAATGCACCGGTATCAAGATTGGTGGTTGATATGGGGAAGGTTAATTTACTACCCCACCAACAAAGGGTCATGCAACAAACCGCTGGGTTTGATAATGTGGCAGACTACGTAGACATGGGTGGCGGCAAAACCTTCATTGGTTCCGAACAAATGAAACGGTACGGATGCCACATAAATCTTGTGATTTGCCAGAAGTCAAAGGTTCCCGATTGGGTGGAACACTTCAGCACCTACTACAAATATTCTGTGTGGGATTTGACAAAGCGTGACGAATTGGATGCATGGCACTTATTTGACGGCGGATTGAAGAAACAGCCGTGTGTACTGGTGATCAATTATGAATTGGCATACAGACGCCCCGTATTGGCGAAATTAGAGCATTTCACATTGATGCTGGATGAATCTTCAATGATACAAAATGAGCACGCTAAACGGTCAAAATTCGTGCTTCAGCTTCACCCCAAACACGTGATTCTCCTATCAGGAACACCAACAGCCGGGAAGTATGAGCGCCTTTGGTCACAGGTTCGGTTGCTTGGATGGAACATCAAGAAAACAACGTACTATTCACAGTTTGTTGTTCAGGACTTCATTGATGTTGACGGTTCCGGTTTTAAAATTCCGGTGGTCATAGGATACAAAAATGTTGACCGCCTGAAACGGAAACTTGCCGAACACGGCGCGGTGTTCATGAAAGCCGAAGAATTCGGTATTGATCTTCCAGACATGAATGAAATCACTGTCAGGGTGAAGACACCGGCAGCATATAAGCGTTTCATGAAAGACCGTGTGGCGTGGGTGGAAGGCAAACAACTTGTTGGAGATACGACATTGACCATGCGGATGTATGCGCGGCAGATATGCGGACAGTACAACCAATCCAAGTTGGATGCCGTGCGTGACCTGATTGAATCCACGGATGACAGAATCATCATATTCTACAACTTCAATGATGAGTTGAACAAACTGTTGAACATCGTTGAACAGTTGAACAGGCCGGTGGCGGTCGTGAATGGCGAAAAGAAAGACCTTGAACCATTTGTCAAATACAGTGATTCAGTGGCGCTGATTCAGTATCAGGCCGGTGCAATGGGGCTGAATCTTCAGGTTGCCAATAAGGTGATCTATTTTACCCTTCCTGACAGGTCAGAACTGTTTGAACAGTCGAAAGCCCGCATTCATCGAATAGGACAGCACAGGCCGTGTTTTTACTATTACCTGATGTGTCCCGGAACTGTTGAAACAAGGGTTCTGGAAACCCTGAAAATGAGAAAGGACTATACAGATGCATTGTTCAAGAAGGACATTGAGGAAAATTGAATACTTAATTTCAAGATGTGCAGATGCAGTAATGATTGCTGGTGCCATTTATATCTTTGGGGCAGTTGGAAATATGGATTATGCGACTGAAGCACATATTCCAGATGATCCGCATACCGTGCCGCTGCTTATCACAGGATTCATATTCATGAGCGGTGGATATTTGTACAAACGACTGATTGGGGAATTGTGAAATGGAATTTGATGTTCAGAAAATCCGTGGAACGCACAATTGGGTGGTCATTCACAATGGCAATGTGGTTCCTTTTACGGTTGGAGATAAGCACACTGCACTGAAAATGGCCGCCACGATGAACGGGATCACGCTGAAAGAGTTCCTTAGAATTCGGAAAGGCGGCAAGAATGGCTGAAGAAAAGAATCTTGAAAATCGGCTGAAGAAATGGCTGCACAAGATCGGTGTTTATCCAGCCGGTTTTCCTGAAGACAAGATGACGGTCAATGCCATTGGCTGGTATTTCAAGGTATGGGGTGGTGGATATCAGAAAAGCGGTATCCCTGACATGATCTTAAATATCAACGGTCACTTTCTTGCAATCGAGCTGAAAGCCCAAAATGGTAAGCCGTCAGAACTTCAGAAGCTGAATACCAACAGGATCAGGGACAGCGGCGGTGATGCGTGTTTCCTTTACCCGTCAGGGTTTGAACGGTTTCAGGGTGATCTGATGGCGGGATATTGGGAAACCACCAACGGCAGGGCGTTCAAGAAACTTGATGATATTTACAAGTGATAGAAAGGATGAATGACATGGAACTGGATAACAAGAAATATGTGGTGGATGCGCTGCTATCTACCAACCGGGAAGGAATGGATGAACTGGTGAAGTATATGGATGAAATCGGTTTCTTCCATGCACCGGCAAGTGGCGGGAATCATGAATGCTGTGAATTCGGATTAGTTCAGCATACCCGGAACGTCATGATGAACGCTGAAAATATTGGCTATGCGCTTCTTGGAAAGAGCCGCTATGAGGAAATCAGGCCAAGCGTGATTATTGTTTCCGCGCTTCATGATCTTGGCAAGTGCGGCGATTACGGTCAGGCGTTGTATATTCCGAACATGATCAAGAACAAGAAGTTCAAGAAATCTGACCCGGAAGCTGAACCGGAATATGTTCAGAGTGAAGCAAAGCCCTATGAGAGAAACAAGGCGCTGTGTGCAATCCCGCATTCCGTGAGGTCAATCAAGCTTGCCACGCTATTCATTGACCTGACTGATGATGAAGAGTGGGCGATCTACGCACACGATGGACTGTATGACCATGCAAAGTATCTGATCCCAGGACACGAAACACCGCTGCTGATGATTCTTCATTGGGCTGATCTTTGGGCGGCTAAAGTAACAGAAAAGAAGGACTCTGAAGGTGAAAATTAAGTGTATCTGCCCTGTTTGTGGAAAAGTCTTTTTCCAATATCCAAGTCGTGTCAAGCAAGGGATTGAATGCTGTTCACGAAAATGCCAAGGTGTGCGAATGCGGGGAGAAAACAATCCAAATTTTAAGCAAGGTTTTTCAATAAATCAGTGGGGATACAAAATGATCAACATTAATGGTCATAAGGTTTATGAACATAGATATGTGATGGAACAGTATTTAGGACGAAAGCTGAAGCACGGTGAAGAAATACATCATATTGATGGCAACAAGCTGAACAATTCTATAGATAATCTTCAGCTATTAACTACAGCAGAACATAGAAAATTGCATGTTGACCCAAAAACTGGAAAACATGTGCCATACGTTCAGGAAATAAAGAAAGGAGAAAACAAATGAATGGGAAAGATTTGATTATCAATATGCATGATGGCGGGTGCTATGGGTGGAAGATTGGTAAAGATTTTGCAAACTACAAAGTTACAGCTAACGGGCTGGTTCTCATGAACGAAGATGGCGC